TTGCCGCGGGCGCTCAACAAGGTTGCTGACCAGACCAAGGTACAGGCCGCGCGGGAAATCCGCGCCGCCGGCTACCAGCTTAAGGTCGGCGCCATCAAGGCAGCGATCCGTCTCGACCGTGCCAGCGCCAGCACGTTGCGGGCAGTCGTTGTCGCCAGTGACAAGATGATGCCGCTGTACAGCTACGCCGCTCGGCGCACGCAAAAAGGCGTTACGGTCAGCGTCAAGAGCGGTGGCGCCCGCAAGCGGGTGGCCAACGCCTTCATTGCTACCACGCGCAGTGGTCACACCGGCGTATTCGAGCGCGTCATCCTCGGCGGCAAGCGCGCGCCTCGCCTGCCGATCCGCGAGCTTTACGGCCCCTCGATCCCACAGGCCTTTGCCAACAAGACCGTACAGGACGCCCTGGTGCGCGTTGTCCGCGACCGCTTTCCCGCTATCCTCGAACACGAAATCAAGTTCGCCCGCTCGCAGACCGGCGAGTAGCCGAGCCCACGACGCCCGCCCCATGAGCCAGTTTTCTCGCGACCTTGCCCGGCAAATCATCCTCTCCGAAAGCTTTGTCGAGAGCATGACCGAGATGATGGCCGCCGAGATCGAAAAGCAGTTGCGTGGCCAATCCGGCGGCGAGCGCATCTACATCCCCAAGACCGCTAGCCGCGAAGACAAGGCCGTTCGCAACCACCTCATCCGCGCCCAATTCACCGGCCGCAATCATGTCGAGATCGCCCGCCGATACCACCTCACCGTGCGCCAGGTGCGGCGCATCGTCTGCAGCAGTGACATCCCTGACTGACAATGTCCGCGCGCACCCGCGAGCATAGGCGCTGACCCTCATCCTCAGCCCAAGGCACGCGCCCACGCATGACCGTCCCGACGATCGAACCTCCCCGCGTCACCGCCGGCGATACCATCGCCTGGACGCGCAGCTTGCCGGATTACCCCGCGAGCGCCGGCTGGGTGCTGCACTACCGCCTGATCAACGCCGCGGGCAAGCTGGACATCGTCTCCGTCGCTTCGGGCGACGACCATGCCGTCAACGTCACCGCCGCCACCAGCGCCGCCTGGCCGGCCGGAACCTATACGCGCGTCGCGCACGTCATCAAGGGCAGCGAGCGCCACACCATCAGCACCGGCGAAATCGTCATTGACCCGGACCTCGCCGCCGCAGCAGCCGGTGCCGACACCCGCAGCGACGCGCGCGTCATCCTCGATAACCTGCTGGCCAACTACCGCATCGCCGCCGCCTCGCACGCCTACGTCCAGAGCTACGAAGTCAACGGCCGCAAGATGCAGTTTAACGACAAGGCGGCGTGGCTCAGCGAGATCAACTACTGGCGGCAGCAGGTCGCCAGGGAAACCCGCGCCCGGCGCCGTGCCGAAGGCCTCAGCGCCAGCACCAAAACCTACGTGAGCTTCTGACATGGCCACTCCCTGGTACAACGAAGAGCGCGTCAAGCAGCCCGGCTCGGTCATCCTCAAGGCCTTCGTCGCTTCCCGCGAGGCCGCCCGACAAGCCGCCCGCTCGGCGACAACGCCCCCCGCCCGGCTGCGCGGCATGCCCGTCGAAGCCCGGCTGCACCAGGCGCGCGTGCGCTCCTTCGCCGGCGGCACCCCGTCGCGCCTGACCGCCAATTTCGTCGCCACCAACACCAGCCTCGATGCCGATCTGTACGCCGCGCTGGACACCATGCGCGCCCGCTCGCGCGCCCTGGCGCAGAACAACCCCTACGGGGCCAAGTACCTCAAGATGGTGGCGGCCAACGTCGTCGGCGCGCAAGGCTTTACCCTGCAGGCGCGCGCGGCGGACCTCAAGCTTGCCAACGGAAAACCGCTCTCGATCCCCGACGCCATGGCCAACCGTGCCATTGAAGCCGCATTCGGGGAGTGGTGCAAGGTGGGCGTTTGCGACCTCTCCGGCAAGCTCAGCTTTCGCAGCCTGTGCGCCGTCGCCATGCGCGCCGTCGCCGGCGATGGCGAAATGCTCGTGCGCCGCGTCCGTGGCAAGAACGTCAACCGCTTTGGCTACGCCCTGCAGATCCTCGACGTCGACCGCCTCGAGGTCTCCGACAACCGCCGCCTCGACAATGGCAACATCGTCCGCATGGGCGTCGAAATCGACACCGCCGGCCGCCCGGTCGCCTACTGGCTACGCACCACGCACCCCGGAGAAATCGGCCCCGGCGCCGCGCCAGGCATCGCGCGCGAGCGCATTCCCGCTGCCGACATCTTCCACTGCTTCGTGCCGCTGCGCCCGGAACAGCGCCGCGGCGTGCCGTGGATGCACCCCGCGATCGAGAGCCTGTACCACCTCGGCGAATTCGACCAAAGCGTGCTGGTCGCCGCGCGCAAGGGCGCCGACACCCTCGGCTTCTTCGTCAGCCCCGACGGCCAACCGGCCGAAGCCGGCGACGCCGAAGAGCCACCGATCGAGATCAGCGCCCCCGGCACCTTCGACACCCTGCCGGAAGGCTACGACCTGCGCCCGTACGAGTCCAAGTACCCCAGCGAGCTGTACGGCGGCTTCGTCAAGGACAACCTGCGGCGCGTCGCCAGCGGCTTCAACGTCGCCTACAACGGCCTGGCCAACGACCTCGAAGGCGTCAATTTTTCCTCCATCCGCGCCGGCCTGCTCGATGAGCGGGAATTCTGGATGGAGACCCAGCAGTGGCTCATCGAGTGCTTCCTGACGCCCGTCTTCATCGACTGGTTGCAGATGGCGCTCGGGCTGGGCGCCGTGATCATGGAAAACGGCAGCGCCCTGCCGGCGACCAAGCTTTTCAAGTTCCAGGCCCACACTTGGCAGGGTCGCCGCTGGCCGTGGGTCGATCCGGAAAAAGACATCTCTGCCGCCATCCTCGCCATCGAGGCCGGGCTTGACAGCCCGCAGCGCATCGCCGCGCAGCAGGGCCGCGATACGGAAGACGTCCTCGACGACATCGCCGCTTTCCAGGCGATGGCCAAAGCCAAGGGCGTCACCCTCGGTAAAAGCGTCCCCACCCCGCCCGAACGCACCTCGCCACCCCCCGCACCGCCCGCTTGATAAGGACCCCCCATGCAAGTCAATGTCCCGCTGCCCATCAAATACCTCGGCGTCGATTACGCCGCCGGCGCCCAGACCATCTCCGACTCGATCGCGCTGGAGCTGCTCCTGCTCGGTCTGGCGACGCGCGTGGCGCCGTTGCCACTTGGCTGGGATAAGGGTCTGGCTGCCAACCTGGCGGCGATCGGAGTCACCACAAAAACCATGTGGGCGAGCGGCGCGCTGTTCTGGATACCGGCCGGCGACGGTGGCGCCAATGGACTTTTGTTCTCCGGCGGTGGCACGGGAAACTTTACGTTGTCCGCAGCCGTAGTGTCAGGCTTCACCATCCCACAAGGGTGGGTCTATCTGACCGCAAACGCTGGCGGACTCAGCAATCCCGCAGGGTGGTACTACTTCACCATGTCGGACGATACCAACGGAAAAATTTACACGACGACTTACGACAGTACGTCGGGCGTCGTTCCGGTTTTTCCGGCCGCTCCGGTGGAAATGGCGTTTACCAGCGCGACGCGCCTGACCAGCACGACATCAGAGATTCAGATGTTCCAAACCCCGTTCGACTTTGCCTCGCAAGTGGGCATTAACGGATCAATCGAGGTGCTGGAGTCGCTCTATGGAAATGTGCTGTCCAGCACAAAAAATCTGCGTATTCGAGCGGGCTCGTATCAACTGCACGAACTGGCACCCACCACATCGCCGCAAAGCGAGGCGCTGGCCGCGATCACCAACGCCGGTTCGCTGGCAAAACAGTTGATTACCCGCTGGGCCGCCTCGGTCGGCAATTCGCCATCTCCGACCCTGAGTAACAACTATCGGGCGGCCAACCTGGCGGCAGAAACCACCCTGAATTTCTCCCTCAGGGTAGCGGCGACGACGGACCACGTCGCGGCCGTCGTGCGCAAAATCACAGCAACTTACGGAGGCTGAAATGATCGAAACCCGCCCCAACAACGCCGCCGGCCGCGCCTGGCTTGCCGCCGAAGAAGCCGCCGGATCGTACCTGCTGGTGAACGAGAAGTTCATCAGTAAACTGACCGGCGCCGATCTCCCCACCGTGGCCTCCACGCGGAATATCACCACCGAAGATTTCCGCGACCGATTCACCCCCGCGGAGCTGCTGGCGGTGGCGTCATCGGCCGATCCGGTCGTCAAGTTCGCGCTGCTCAAGCTCTCGACCAAAGCGCTGCCGTACGTCGACCTCGACAACCCAGAAGTGATCGCCACCATGGCGCACCTGGTCACCGTAGGATTACTGACGCCGGCACGATCCGCCGCGATTCGCGCCTGAAAGTAGTGACATTCCCGTCTGACAATGTCCGCGTCTCCCCGGCAGCATGGCTCAACTCCTCAATCAGCCCCCTGCCAGGCGACGCGACATGAACTTTGAACCGCAAAAAATCAAGACCGGCACGCTCTACCGCAGCGTGACCTTCGACCGCGCCGCAGCCAGCATCGACACTGAAGCGCGCACGGTCGAAGTCGCCTTCGCCTCAGAATTCGGCGTGCGTCGCTGGTTCGGTTTGGAAGTCCTCGATTGCCAGCCCGGCTCGATCCGGATGGATCGCCTCAACGCCGGCGGCGCGCTGCTCGACAATCACGACACCGACAAGCAATTGGGCGTCGTCGAGTCCGCCCGCTGCGACGCTGACCGCATCGCCCGCGCCACGGTGCGCTTCTCACGCAATGCCGACGCCGAGGCCAAGTTTCTCGACCTGCAGGACAACATCCTGCGCCATGTCTCCGTCGGCTACCGCATTCACAAATACGTCGAAGAGACGACCGTTGCCGCTGACGGCACCGAAAGCACCATCTGCCGAGTAACCGATTGGGAGCCGTACGAGATCAGCCTGGTCGCTGTCCCGGCGGACCCAACCGTTGGCGTCGACCGGGCCGCGGGAGCGGACGAGCACGACACCCTCGTTATCCGCGCCGCTGCCGGCAACACCCTGCCGGCGACCCCCAAGACCCCGCACAAGGAACCCCTCATGGAAGACACCACCGGCCTGCAGGCCGAACAAAAACGCACGGCCGGGCTGCTCGCACTGGCCGATACCTACGCCCAGTTTGGCGCCCGCGATCTGGTTGCCGACGCCATCCGCACCGGCAAGAGCACCGAAACCTTCCTCGCCCAGATCATGGACAAGATCACCGAACGCCACTCGACCGCGCAAGCGCTCGAAATCGGGCTGGCTGGAAAGGAGCTGCAGACCTACTCGATCATGCGCGCCGTGCAGGCCACGCTCACCGGCGACTGGAGTCGTGCCGGCCTGGAGCGGGCCGCGTCCGACGCGGTCGCCAAGCGCACCGGCTACACCCCGGAAGGCTTCTTCGTTCCGGTCGAAGCCTTTTCCCGGGCCTTCTCGGTCGGTACCGCTGGCGAAGCCGGCAACCTGGTCGGTACGCAACTGCTCGGCAGCGAGTTTATTGACGTGCTGCGCAACGCCCTGGTGCTCAGCAAGCTCGGTATCCGCGTTCTCGGTGGCCTGACCTCCAACATCGCCATTCCGCGCAAGACCGTGGCGACCACCATCGCCAGCTACTCGGAAATTGCCAGCATCACCGCCAGCAACCCGACGACCGCGCAAATCACCATGAGTCCCAAGCGGATCGGTGGCCAGGTGGTCTACAGCAAGCAGGCTCTGATTCAGGCGAATCCGGACGTCGCCATGATGCTCCAGGACGACCTCGCGCAAGGGGTCGCCGTGCAGATCGAAAACCTCGCCATCAACGGCACCGGCGCCAGCAACCAGCCGCGCGGCCTCTTCAACTTCTCTGGCGTCGGCTCTGTGGTCGGCGGCACCGACGGCGCCACCATCGCCTGGTCGCACCTCGTCAACCTCGAATCGGCGTGCGCCAACGCCAACGCCGAACCCGACGCCAATGCCGGCTACCTGATCAACACCAAGGCACGCGGCTGGTGCAAGCAGACCGTCAAGGGCACCTATCTGCCGTTCATCTGGGACGCCGGCGCGCAGCCGCTCAACAGCTATCGCGCGGCGGTGACCAACAACGTCCCGAGCAACGGCAGCAAGGGCGCGTCGAGCAGCATCCTCTCCTCGGTCGGCTTCTCCAGCGACTGGCGGGATCTGGTGCTGGCGCTCTTCGGCGGCCTGGATATCGTCGTCGATCCCTACACGCAGGCCGGTACCGGCCAGGTCGTCATCACCGCCAACCAGTTTATCGACGTCGCGTGCCGTCAAGCGGCCAGCTTCGCGGTGATGACCGACGCCAAGACCGCCTAACCTCTTTTAACCCTCACCGCGGCGGCCGCTCCGGCCGCTGCTCCAGGAGCTTCCATGCACCGCGTCACCATCACCGAACCCTGCAAGATCAACGGCCAGGACCACTCGCCCGGCGAGACCCTCGACCTCGAAGACAACATCGCCATGGACGTTATCAGCGCCAATCGCGGCACCATCGATCCGCGCCGCGCCGCGGCCGCCGTTGCTTCCGCCGCGGCCGACGAAAGCTGAAAAGCCGGCATGTTCGACTCGACCGTCCTGTTCCGCAGCCTGTACGACACCGGCCCCTACGGCGCCGCGTCGTCCTGCACGCTGGGGGGCACCGCCTTTGCCGGCATCCTGACGCCGGCGGATGTCGAGGCGGACGGTAACGCGGTCGTCGGCACGCATACCCTGCAGTACCCGCACGGTACCCTGCTCGCCGCCGATGACCTGATCAGCATCGACACCGACACCTACAAAGTCATCGGCGTGCCGCAACGCCATCACAACGACGTCACCGCGCAACTCGTCAAACAATGATTTTCGACCACGAAGCCGCCATCCTCGCCCGTCTCGCCGCGCAATGCGCGCCAGGCTCGCGGTTCGCCGGCACCTTCGATGTGGTCGACTTCACCGACGCGGCGATCACCCCTGTCGTATGTCAGGTCACCGTCGCCAGGATCACCCCCGGCGATCAAACCGGCAAGACCGCGCGGGTGCAGCTCGCCTGGCACGTCAGCGTGTACGTCGACATCCATCGCGCCAGCCCCGAGCAGAAAACCGCCGCTGGTGCCCTGCTGTCCGCTGCCGCGGCCGCCCTCGTCGGCTACGAGATTGAACCGGGCCGCGGCCTGCAGCTCGCCGATTCCCCGGAAACCGGGTTCGACGGGCGCGTCCTGCGCCTGTCCGTTGGTTTTACCCTGCCGGCGTATTTCGTCGGCCACTAGGAGATCCCCATCATGGCTCAAGCCGCATTCATTGGCAAAGGCAAGCTTCGTCTGGCGCTGTTTTCCAGTGGCGCCACCTTCGAATCCCGGCTGTTCGCCGACCTCGAAAACGCCAGCGCTTTCGGCCTGACGCCCACCGGCAAGCAGCAAAAGCTGCCCAACTGGACCAGCGCCGCCGGTGGCACCGACGCCGCATTTACCCAACTGGACAGCATCGACGGTGAAATGGACCTGCGCCACTTCACGCCGGCCAACCTGGCGCTGCTCCTGTGGGGCGCCACCAACGCCATTGCCGCGACGCCGATCACCGGCGAAGCGGGCGGCAAGATCGTCCCTCTGGCCTTCGTCCCGACCAAGAAGCCGATCAATACCAGTGTCGCGCCCGTCGTCAAGAAAGGCGCGACCACCATTCTGGCCGCCGACTACACCGTCAGCGCGGGCGGCATCACCATCGCCGCGACCATCACCACCGGCACCGTCGTCTCGGGCGACGCCATCACCATCGACTACACCCCGCTCGCCGGCGCCGACGTGCAGGCGTTCATCAACAGCGCGCCGGACGTCTCGATCCACTTCGAGGGCGTAAATCAGGTTGACGGGAAGTACTCCGTCGTCAAGATCCACAAGGCCAAGCTGGATGCGGTCAAAAATCTGGCTCTGATCGGCGACGACTTCGGCACCCTCGGCGTCGCCTTTGCCCTGCAGGCTGACACGACCATTACCACGGTCGGCAAGTCGCAGTATTTCGAAATCCTGCAGGCAGGCTAAGCCATGGCGCCGACCCTGAAAATCACCCTATCGACACCCGACGGCCCGCTGGTCGTCACCGTCCGCGAGCTGACGGTCGCCGAGATTCGCGCCTGGGTCAACGAAACCGCCGCGGCCGAGTATCGCGACCCGGTGCACGCCACCGCCTTCGAGGATGTCGGGCTCGATGAGGTGGCGCGCATGGTCGATGTGCCGATCGCCACCCTAGAGCGTTTCACGCCCAGCGAACTGGCGCCCGTCGTCGAAGCCGCCAAGGGGCTCAACGCCGGTTTTTTTCGCTTGCAGTCGGCGGTGCAATGGGCGACCCGGCGACTCAGGCCCGACGCGCCGCCCGCAGCCTAGACCGCTGCCTCTGTAGCCTGATCCTGCGCGGCCACGCGCAGATCCTCAGCTATCCCTGGCCGCTCTACCTCGCCGCGCTCGACGCGGCCAACGCCGAAAAGTAAGGGACCCCCATGGCCGGATCTGACGCCAAGCTCATCATTTCCGGGGACCCCTCCGGCGCCATCAAGGCGATCGCCGAGACCAAGAAAGCGTTTGCAGACGCGTCCAACCAGATGGCGGGCGCGCTCAACCCGCTATCGTCCGGCCTCAAGACCTTTCAGACCGCGCTCGGCACCGTCGCCGCCTTGCTGGCCGGTGGCAGCCTGTTCAAGGCCTCGATCCAGGCGGCGAACGACTGGAACGGCCAGGTCGCCGGCGTCGCCAAGTCGCTGGGCATCACCACCGAGCGCGCCTCGGTCATGGCCGTCGCGCTCGATCACCTGGGCATCAGTTCCGACCTCGTCGGGACCGCTACTCTGGCCCTGTCGCGCAATCTCGCCTCCAACGAACAGGCCTTCGTCGCGCTCGGCGTGCAGACTCGCAACCTCACCACCGGCGCGATGTTGCCCGCCGGCGAGATCATGACGCAAGTCAATACCCGCCTCGCCAGCATCAAGAATGGCGTCGAGCAGAACATCGCCGGCATGTCCGTCTACGGCAAGGGCTGGGGAGAAATCCGCGGCATCCTCAAGCTCACGCAGGAGGAAATGCAACGCGCCGAAGTCCGCGCGCGCCAGTTGGGCCTGGTCATCGGCGCCGACGCTGCAGCCCAAACCAAGCAGTACAAGGAGCAGATGCGCGACTTGTCGCTCGTCGGCAAGGCGCTGGAAATCCAGATCGGCGAGAAGATGCTGCCGACCCTGGTTAAGCTGGGCGCGTGGTTCGCTGACATCGGCGTGCAACATGGCGAGAAGTTTGCCCTGGCATTCGAATCCATTACCTTCGCAGTCAAGGCCAGCGGCCTGGCCCTGATCGACATGGGCGACGCCCTGGGCGCCGTCGCGGCACAAGCCGCCGCCCTGCTGCGCGGCGATCTGCAGGCCTTCAAGGCCATCGGCGCCGCGCGCGACGAACAAGCCGCCAAGAACGAAGCCGCCTACGAGAAAATGAAGGCCGACTTCGGCAAACCGCTGGCTGCCGAGCAGGACGTCGGCGCCAAGCGCAAACGCCTGCAGGAAGACCTGCAGACCGCCCTGGGCGATCTCGAAAAGCTGCGCGCGGTCAAGGCCGGCGAGGCCAACACCGCCATCGTCGCAGACGACGATCAGGCCACCAAGAAGCGCATTGCCAGCGCCGAGAAACTGCGCGACGCCCTGCGCAGCGCCTGGCAGCAGAGCATCGAAGGCGCCCGCCAAGCCGCCGCAGACGCCACGGAACTGCTGAGCAAAGCCGCCGGCACCCGCCAAAGCGGCGCCGACAAGGCCGCTGAAATTCGCCGTGGCCAGATGTCGCCGGAAGACCAGAATTTCCTGAACCAGCGAGAAGCCGCCGACGCCGCCGACGCCGCGACGCAAAACGCCTTGCTGGCCAAGCTCGCCGCGCAGCAAAACCGTACCGAAAACGCCGCAAAACTGGCTGACCAGGCGGGCAAAGACGCTGAGCGCGCCAGCCGGCTGGCCGAAAAGATCGCCGACCCGGAAACGCGCGCCAAGGCTGTCGAGCGCATCGCCGACGCGCAGGCCACCGCGCAGGAAGCCCAAGCCAAGATCAAGGAACAGGAAGCCGCCAAGCTCGACGAAACCGCCGTTTCGCAAACTGAAAAACTCAAGGAAATCGAATCACAAATCACCGAACTGCAGAACCAGGCGGCCAACGTCATGCTCGACGTGCAGATCGACCAGGCCACCGCCAACATTGCCAGCATCCAGGCGCAGCTCGACGCGCTGCAGGACAAAACCGTGACCGTCACGGTGAATACCGTCAGCACCGGCAGCGGGGGCGACGCCGCCCCGTTGCCCGGCCTGTCTGGCGGCGGATACACCGGTCCCGGCGGCAAATACCAGCCCGCCGGCATCGTCCACGCCCGCGAATTCGTCACCCGCTCGGAAGTCGTCAGTCAGCCCGGCGCACTCGCCCTGCTGACGCGCATCAACCAGATCGGCATGGCCGCACTCAAAGGCTACGCCGATGGCGGACTGGTCAGCCGAATGAACTTCGCCGCGCCGCGCGCTCCCAGCCCGCCGCAGAGCAGCGGCATGCCCGCTTTATTGCAATTCCCGGGATTCGGCTCGTTCCCGGCGAGTTTTGATCAGGACATCCTCGGCCGCCTGCAGCATTCGCTCGCCCGCGTCGCCCTCCAGAAAGGCGGCCGCCGGTGACCGCCATCCTCAAGATTGGCACGATCGAGATCCCCAACCGCGCCGCGCTCGACCTCGAACAGACCTACGAGCCGATGGGCGGCGAGACCACCCTGCGCACCGTCGACGGGACCGGCCTCAAGCAGACCACATGGCGCAAGACCCGCACCACCATCACCGGCAGTGGCTGGATCCCGCCCGGACTCGCCACGCTCGACACCGCCGGGCAGCTCGTCGTCGCCTGCATCGTCCCGCGCGCCATCGCCTGCGACGCCAGCCGCCAGGCCACCTTGCCGGCCGCCCGGCGCAGCGACTCCGGGCACACCCCGTGGGCCTGGGCGCTGATGCCCGATGGCAGCGTGCTGGACAGCGACGTGTCCATCGTCTCGCACGTCGCCACCGTCGCCGCCGTCACCGGCGCCATCGGCTACCAGGTGCTGTATTACCCGCAGCTCACCTGCTGGGTCAATCGCCCGAGCGAATCCGGCTCACGCACCGAAGGCGGCTGGCATTGGTCCCTCACCGCCGAGGAAGTCTAGCCATGCCCGACCCGCACGAGATTCTGCTTGCCCTGGCCGCGCTCGCCATCGCCGTCTGGCTGCTCGCCTCGCGCGCCGCGTGTAACGCGGTCGGGCTGCTATGAGCGAGACCTATCCCGGCACCACCGGCACCGGTGGCCGTGCCGCCGTCTGGACCGCCGTCGTCATCCTGAACAGCGTCGACGTGACCAGCCAGGTGGTGGGCGAAATCCGCATCGATGCCGAGGAGGATAGCGCCCGCATCGCTGACCTGACCCTGCGGCCGCCCACCAGCACCGGTTTTACCGTCGCCGCCTGGGTCGGCAAGTCGCTCACCATCGATATCGCCGACAACGCCACCGGCACCGCCGCGAGCGTGCAACGCCTGTTCGCCGGCGTCGTCGATACCCCGACGCTCGATCTCGTGCGCAAGACCATCGGCCTGCGCTGCACCGACAACCTGCAGAATGTCGTCGAGGGCATGAGCGCCGGCGCCATCGATACCGCGATCCCCGACGGTTATCACTCTCCGGTGATTTTCGACCCCGCCGCGCGCGGCTGGTCGCGCGCGCAGGACCGCCTGTCGACCGTTCCCGCCTCGCTCGACCTCACCACCGCCCTGGCGCTGCGGCTCACCCCATGGGAAGCCGCCAGCACCGCCGACCTGACGTTTACCGCCGCACACCTCATCGATGAGTCGCTCGCGGTCGCGCTCTCCAGCCGCGCGAGCTTCATCAACCAGGTCGATATCGATTTCGGCTATCGATTCCCGCGCGTGAAAGCCGAAGGCTGGCCCGTCAGCTACAGCTACGTCAGCGAGGCCACCATCGCCGCGCACGCCAGCGCGCTCAACTGGTGGTTACAGCGCAGTGCCGTCGAAGCCGCGATCAAGTCCGCCGGCGGCACCGTCGAATCGATCACCTACACCCCGCTACCGAGCACTACCATTGGCAGTTGGACGCCGGGCCCCAGCGACTACCTGCTGTGCATGGGGTTCTCGGCAATCGTCTCCTTCGATTACGCGCAGGAAATCGAAGAGACCCACACCATCACCGTGTCCGCCCCGGCCAGCATCAGCGCCGTGGGCCTGCTCAAGGACCGCCTATCGGGTGCGCTGGTTGGCGAATACCCGCCGCTGGCCACCGCCGAGCACGCCATGCTGCTCTACGCCAACGCGATCAGCGGCATCCCGCCTCAAGACACCGCCAGCCCCGCCAGCGGCTACACCACCGCCGCCGACGTGACCCTGACCCCGGACACCGACCGCGCCGCCGCCGATGCGGCGATGGAAACGCTGATCGCCGTCGCCAAGACCAAAATCTGGGCCTCGCATCGGCATAACACCGTCTCGGCGGCCGTTGCGGCCAACCCCGCGATCGATCTCAGCCAGACCATCGCCATCAGCGTGCCGGGGCTCTCGGCCAAGGGCAAATGCCGATCTGTCACGCACCGTCTATCCACCGACACCGGCGCCGCCGTCAGCGAGTTTTCCATCGCTATCTGTTCGGTCGCCGGAACGGGCGTCACGCACGCCGAAACCCCGACCACCGCGCCCGGCGGATCCTCGCCCGCCAGTACCGCGCTATCCGGATCCGCGTCCGTCGATTTCAACTACCTCGCCGCCGAAGACCACGTGCTGACCATCACCTTCCCCGGCGTTGAAGCCGTCGAACGCGATCTGGCGGCGATCGCCCTGAGCAGTGCGTACTCGGCGCCGCTGGTCGAAGACGTGCTGACCATTACCCTGTGATCTGGCCATGCCCGACGACATCATCCGCACGCTCGACCAGGTCGCCACTGCCGCCGGCCTGAGCACGCAACACAACAAGCGCCTGCCGCAGCCCGCGCCGACGCCAGCGATTCCCGCACGGGTCGGTACCGCGGCCTCGAACGCGCAGGCCTCCTGATGTCGGCTGGCGACATCCTGCGCTCGCGCCAGGCGCTGGAGTCTGGGGTCGGATCGACGACGCGGCGCAACCAAGTGCTCCCCTTCGCCGCGCTGGCCACAACCATCCCGGCCCGGGTCGGCAAATACGATCCCGGCTCGCCGCCGGTGATCATCGAAACGCCGGTCTGCCTCAGCAGCCATTGGTGGACCCAGCAGTACAGCGGCTCGTGGATGGATCACACCGCCTGGCATGCCGCGTCCGATACGGTGGTCTCCAGCGACGGCATTGTGCGCCTGCAGGTCAAGTGGCCACGCCGCACCACCTTCGAAGCCGGCCGCCCGTCCTTGTCGTTCGGGCCGATCCACATCAACTTCTCGGCGCCCGCAACAGCGGCGTATGCCGAGCCCGCTGCCGGCGGCAGCGACATTCAGATTCTCGAATCCGCGCATTCCACGCGCGAATGGCACCCCAAGCAAACCGCGCGCCTCTACCCGCAGCGCCTCATCGCCTGCGTGCAGCGCCTGAAAGCCATCAAGCTCAACCAGGGCAGCTACACCTTCTACTGGAATTTCAAGACCGACGGGGATTCCGGGGTCACCGGGTCGAGCCCTTGCTGCCTCAACCGCACCGGCAACGAGACGATTCTGACTGACCGCGAATTCGCGAACGACGGCACTGCGCAGCCCCGCAAGCGGCTCAAACGGTTTCGATTGGTCACGGATAGCGGCCTGGGCGAAGTACGCCTTACGCTGGCCCCCTGGGGCCTCTTGCCGGCTACCACAAACAAGCACACTGCGCTGCTCAACAACGTCGCCGGCGCCGACGAAGCCAACAGCGGCAACTGCACCGACTTGTCCAAGCTGCTATCGGTCGGTCAGCCTTACCATGGACTCTGCACGCGCACGGGCATCCGCACGCCTGACAGCAGCGCCGCTGTCGCCACCCCGATCGGCTATTCTTCGCCGAGCAACGGCCACACGCGGTACTTCAAGCACCCCTCTGCGCCCGGCACGCCGGCCGCTGGCCTGCTGCCCCCGGACTATGCCTCTGCCGGCTACGAGTTCCGCGACGACGTCATCCTGTCCAACCATGGCCGCTACTCGCCGTCGTCGAGCGGCGAGCTGGCCAGCACGCAATGGCTGCATGTCGGGGATGATGGCCTGGTGCGCATCCTCGGCGCCGCGCGCGTGTCGGGGGACAACTCGTCCGACACTTTCGAGATTCGGAACTATGGCGAGTTCACGCTGGACGTAGCGCCGGTCTCGCTCGGTGTGTTGGCCACCGTCACGATTACCACCACCGACGCCCACGCCAATTCGGTGACCGCCACAGGCGCCCAGAAGCGCACCTATACCGGCTCCACCGATTACCAGTATTACAGCGGCGGGGTGTCGTCCGGCGCCGTGCAGCATTCCGTCACCAAAATCAAGACCAACGATATCTGGCGCGTGCAAGCCTCGCCAGACGGCCGACAAATCGCGCTGATGCGCGGGTTTTTCGAAAGCCTTTCCGGCGGGTCCGGCATTACCCGTTACGGAGACTACGACACCGGATTCTGCCGGGCCGGCGCCATTCTGACGGTTGCCACTGTCGACATTTCCGGCACCCTGGCGGTCAGCGCTCCCACCGACGTTTTCCAGTGGGCGAACTCCACGATTTACGATGGGTTGGTAGAGACGCGCATCAATCACGTGGGGTTTAATGTCGTCGCCGGGAAGTGGTGGCAATGGGGCACCGGCACCGCGACCTACGCCGGCGGGGGCGGTACCGAGACCGATTGCCTGGGATTTACGTACAAGACCGACGGGTCGCTGCATCTATGGACCGTCGAGCGCGATTTCACCACGCCACCGGACTACGCCGACGCCGCGCACAACTCCGGGTTCGACACCGGCGTCCCGTCGACTGACCCGCAACCCGCGCCGACCATCGTCGAGGGCTCCGTCTATTTCACGACCAGCGTCGTCGGATCCATGCTCATGCCGAACATGGTTCACTCCGGCGACGTCCTGACCGGCCTGACGGGCAGCTATCTGAATGCCATGGCTATCCGTCTGACCAACAACGTCCTGCAGGCTTACGTCTATTGGGTCGGCGGCTCGACCACTTACGAGCTTCTCACCCCGGTGGCCATGCACAGCCTCGCGTCTATCTTCCCGACGTACTACGGCGCCAGCTTTGTGCGGTATCTGAGCTACAACCCCAAAACGCATGCCCTGATGGGCAACGGGTCGATTACCGGGGCCATCACGTGGATATAA